TACCTCCACTATAACAGGATGGTCATCTTTTACAACAAAGCTGATTTTTACAAAGAAAATCGGAAAAACAGTTATTGTTTATTTTCACATAGCTGGAACATCTAATAGTACAGGGGCAACTTTTACAATACCATATACAAGTATTAATTTAGGGTCGCTTTATATGGGGACTGCACTGCTTGTTGGCTATGATAATTCAGTTTTGCTTAATCCAGCGGGGCGAGCTTATATAACAGATAACAGTAACTTGGTGATAGCTGGGCCAAGTGCAGGAGGCGATTTATGGACAGCATCGGGCACTAAATTAATTGCAGGATATTTATATTTAGATATCCCATAAGATACGATATGGTTAAGCTAAGGTTAATGTTGGAGACGCTTGGAAGACTATATTTTAAATCACACATATATTTATAAAGGGTAATTCTTTAGTTATGTAATGATAACTAAACCTATTTATATTAGAATATATTATAAAACTTGGAAAGAGTTAAGAAGAAATTTTAAAGCACAGCGAGGGGAAAGTGCTGCATCTTATTTTCAAAGGTTAGCAGAGGAGTTGAAAAATGGAAACTAAAATACCAATTAAATTAATGATTGATTTAATGAAATGTGCAGAAGAAGCAGGAACTTTAGAAAAAATAGATGAAGGAGAATATATCAGAGCAAAAGGGATGTTTTCAATTAAAGGAGAGCCCATAATGGTAGGAAAGAAATAATGGAACTTAAAACTTTTAAAGAGAAATTGGATAAAATTATATTTGGACAAGGAACTAAAGTTCATATTAGATTTGGTTCTTCTTCAATGTGTGGTTATTGGAATGGATATATTATGCAGACAAAGAAACCTGTGACTTGTAAAAAGTGTCTTGAATGGATGAAAAAGCGAAATATTACAGAAGAAGATTTGGAGGAAAAGGGATAATGGAAGAAGAATGGACAGATGAAGAAATAGAATTATATCATAGAACTGGAGATGTTCCTTTAAAAAGAGGATTTGAAGAAGAATTTAATTTAAGTGAGAAAATAGAACATAGAGAAATAGCAAAAATGTTAAGAGTAAAAGATGTCAAAGAATTTATTGAGATATTAAAAAATAAATTATTTGGTGGTTCAAAAAAATTAAGTGATAATGAAATGATAGACATAATTGATAAACTCTCAGGAAAAGAATTAACAAAGGATGTGCGAAGATGAATAAATGGATATGGTTTGTCTTGGGATTTGTAACAAGCAATATAATCTGGGGGATAATAACTTTATTAAAATAATAGTCATTATGACATCAACACCCCTAAGGGTGTAAAGCAATTAAACGAGGAGAAATTGAAAAATGAAAAAAAACTTAGAAATCCAAGACTTCGATGATAAGAAAACCAAAGCTGGCAAAAGGTTTACAAGATTCAAAACCAATGACGGCTGGATGAGCTGTTTTGACAGCGATGAGATTGCGAAGTTAAAGGAATACGAGGGAAAGTTTGCAAGTGTAGAAACTAAAGAAGCTGGAGAGTTCCAGAACATTAGTAAATGCTACGGAGCTGTTGAAAGTAACCCAGTAGCCGATGGAACTTGGGGCGGAGGAGTACCTGTTGTAAAGCCCGGAGAGTTTAAGGCTGCTAAAAGCACTGCACCAGCGTCTATGTATGTGAGTTATGCAAAGGATATCTTTTGTGCTTTTGTTGCAAGAATACCTGCGGGAGAAGAATTGGCTCAGAGTCTAATCATGGAGCAGAGTATAAAGTTAGTGAAAGCAGCAAAGGAAGCATTTGAATAGAAAAATATTTAAATTATTTTATTTTTTTTATTTTAAGCAGACGAGTTGTAAGGAAACTTAGACTCGAGACTAAGAGCAGGTTGAACTCCTGCCGTCTGCAATCGGGGCAACCCCCACCTAAGACCAACGGGGGATTTATAATCATGGCAATCAAAATTGGAAGAAAGATGATAGGACAAACTGCAGCAGAGCAGCTTGGACTTGAAAGAAAAAGGTTTGCTTCGAGAATGAGACCTAAACCAGTCATAGCAGAAAGGATAAAATCAAGAGAGGAAAGAGAATTATCCAAAAAGAAGTCTGGAAATAAAAAGCAATTTATCGAGGAATTATGACAAACTTAGAGGATATTAAAGAGCAAGGCTACACTTACTTAAAAAGAGATTACTATGACAATGAAATTGAAATATATATTTCTAAGAAAGGTTTAATCTTTTATGATTCAAAAAATGATAAAATAATTTTACAGACAGATGACAGACTATAATAACATCGAAGAAGATTTAAGCATGGTAGACACTGAGTGGCTAAGATGGCTGAAGAAGTGCGTAGACGCTGAGTTTAAGAGAAGATTAAATAATGAGTTTATAGAGCTTGATGACGGCAGCCGAGCAAAGCAAACACTTCACTGAATGCACTATTTAAGATTTCCCGCTTTTGTAATTTCCAGAAAACCAAGCCAGCGAGGAAACACAGCTCCGACAGTTTGGTTTTATGAAAATTCCTAATTTAACGCAGAAAATCATAAATATTTTGCTTCGCCCTTCGTCTCCTACGATAAGCGGTCTTCACGTTAAACCCTGTTCTTTGCAGAGGGTTTAACTCTCTATTAAATTAAAATTGGAGATTATGAAAATGGTAAAAATAAGCTTGTGTAATATGAGATTAACAGGTGTTGATAAGTTGTATTATGCAAATAAGATGAAAGAGTTTGCTGGATTATTCAGCGATGATAAAATAAATAGCGTGGAATTTGGTAAGCAAGATATTAGAGGGGGTTTTAGTATAACTCTCTTAGATAAGAAGTGGTGCGTGCCAGCTCAAAAGCATTTCACAAACAAATGGGAAATGTTAGGATATATAGTGGGTTATGTCGACGCAGTAGATAAAGGGCTTAACTGGATAGGGTATTTGAAAGGGGGTGATGAAGATGGAAGAAAGCCAAAGGAGTGAAGAATTTCATGAGTGGTTAAGTGAATGTCCGTGTGCTTGGTTAAGATTAGATGAGGATGAGGATAGTACAACTTATAAATTTATAGAATAAACTTGCTTTTTATTTTTTTTGCTGCGTTATTTTGTTTGTTTCCGTTCAGGCTACCAGTCCGGAGTTAACCCGCCTCACCGGATAACTTTAAATAGTTTCGTTGCTTTTGAAGTCGAGTACTTCGGCTACGCCTTCAAAACATTATCACGTCTTTACATTGCCCTGTCCCAGCCAATCCAAATCCCAGCCAGAACGGAGCGGGATGCCTCTCCGTTCGGGGTATTTGTCAGGGGAACAGGATATGATTAATATGGGGGCTCCGCCCCCCTGGGGCTCCGCCCCCCTGACTGCTCCGCAATCTCACCCCCCGGTATGGGGCTTCCAGCCCCCTACAACCCCCGGACTGTTTCGGGACTTCCAGTCCCTCACAGGTAACTCGGGGCTTCCAGCCCCTCGTAAGGGCTCCGCCCAAATGCCTATAAATAAAGCAGTTGGGTTTTAAAACACTGAAACCTAAAACCAAACTCATTTATTTACAGATTAAATGGGGATAGACTAAACAATCCCCAGTCCCTTGCCATTCCATTGGATTGTTTAGACTATCCTTTGATTAGTAGCTCGTTCCTCCTCGCTACTAATGGGAATGTGTATCTCGTGCCCGGCACTCGATACACCGCTCAGCGCCTGAAGGCGCTTCGCTCCGCTCCGCATTAATTAAATAAAGAAAGAAAAGAAGAAGTGTGGTTTAGTGTAAGATTATATTTAATGTTTGTATTATTGTATTGTTGTAGTGGTGAGTTGATAGTTTTTATAGAGAGATAGAGAGTGTTGGGAGTGTTGGGAGTGTTGGTAGTGTTGTAATGTATATGTTCTAATGTATATATTAGAGTATATACTTATAAGCGATTTTGAATGTTTTAATGTGTTTATATGTTTAAGACCTCACGCAAAAAATTTTCTAAAAATTACATAAATCTTTTTAAACTTAAATTCTTTAATTCTAAGATAGCCCAGTGAGGTATAGCGATTTAGTTAAATTATTAGGACTATAGAGATACTGGCAGAGGTGAATACCAATTTGCCTTAACAGACAGGTTAAGAGTTAACCATATATATGGGTCGTCGGACATTCCCTAACTGTATAACTTCGTAGTCGGTAATGTGTTAGGATATGGTAAATGGACACATATGTGTCGAGAGGGTAATAAGAGCTATTTCTTAATTCCACTGGAAATATGGGTGTAGAACACATATATTTATATACTTAATATATATTAAATAAATATGGCAAAAAAAACAACAAGCCTTACAATAGATGAGGGCGTTATTGAGAGCATGAAAGAAAATAAATTAAATATGTCAGATGTTGCTGAAAGTGCATTTAAAGAAAAATTAGGTTTTGTAACTTTACAACCTAACCAAGCAAGATGCTATGAGTGCGGAATTAAATCTGAAATATTTGCATCTGGTAAAAAACCTAATGAGGGTTTAATGTGGCTATGGCCTGATTTGAAATGGATATGCCAGAAGTGCTTTAGGGAAGAATCACTTAAAATAAGAAAACATCTAATACCAACATAATGGACTACACATTAAAACAAGTCGGGGATATGATTAAAATTCTTCCAGTGCCAATGTCAGTCTGCGAAGAAGATTTACTCGAAATATACTCCCAAGAAGAAAAAAATGAAAGTACTAATTGAAATAAAAGGCGAAAATCAGTTCCAAATTCAAGATTTCTACATGCAGTTAAGAACTTACTGCAAAAATAAGGCATTAAGAGAAAAATTAAAAATTACATTAAAAAGAAAATGAATTATGACATTAATCGCCCATGGCTTAGCTTAGACCAATGGCAAAAAGAATATATTTTTGAAACAGACCCAAATGAAGACTGCTTTTTATTATGCGGGCGTCAAGTGGGAAAAACTACTGCAATGAGTATAAAAGCTGTAGAATTATGCATTAATCACTTCAAAAAAGGCGATTTAATCTTAATAAACTCAATAACAGAAAAACAGGCTTATCACATGCTGGCAAAATCCTTAGTTTACGCAAATGCGAATTTTCCAAATCAAATAATCCTAAAAGGCAAGGAAAAGCCAACAAAACACAAACTTATGTTTAAAAATGGGACAGGTATTCTGTGCCATGCAGCAGGAGAGACTGGAGAGGGGCTTAGGGGCTTCACTATCAAGAAATTAATGTCTGATGAGGGCTCTCGTATGTCTGAGGAGTATTTTATCGCTGTAAGCCCAATGATGTCAGTAATCGGGGGAAGCACAGATATCGCCTCAACTCCAGCAGGAAAAAAGCATAAAGATGGCTCATTAAAGCACTTTTATAAATGCTCTTTAAATAAAAAATTTAGAAAATTCTATGTTTCTGCTGAAGATTGTCCAAGACACACTAAAGAATTTTTAGCAGAACAAAAAGAGAGACTTTCAAAACTCGCTTATGCGCAGGAATATCTAGCTGTATTTACTGATGAATTAAGAAGAATTTATGATGATGAATTGATAAAAGAAATTTGCACACTAAAAAGAGAAGAAGTTATTAATAAAATAAACAGGAAGTTTTATATCGGGGTTGATGTGGCAGGGCTGGGTGATGATGAATGCACTTATGAGATTTTGGAGCAATTTCAAAATAAATGCCTCGAGCAGAGAGAGAATATAATTGAAAAAAGAAATCTCACTACTGACACTTCACGAAAAATCATAGATTTAAATCAATTTTATAATTTCAAAAAAATAGGCGTAGATGATGGCGGTATTGGGTTTGGAGTATTTTCTGAATTAATGAATCACGAAGAAACAAAAAGAAAAACAGAGGCTCTAAACAATGCCTCAAGAGAAACAAACAGAGACGGCACAAAATCAAAGAAATTATTAAAAGAGGAAATGTATATTAATTTACTCGCTCTAATGGAAAATAAAAGAATTAAATTATTAAACAATGATGAAGTAAAACTCTCACTTTCATCAATCCAGCACGATGACGGAAAAATCTTCGGCTCTTACTCGCATATCACAGAAGGAATAATAAGAGCTGCGTGGCTGGCAGAAAAAGACAAAAGTTTAAAACCTTACATATATTAATAAGAAAATGGCAGCAATAATTGAAAGCTATTTAACAGGAGAAGATTCAGACCTCACAGGGGATGGACTTACTAATGAAATTATAATCGGTCAAACATTTACAATAGGAAACACAGGAACAAATTTAGATTATAATTTAACAAGCATAGATGCAAAATTTAGTAAAAGAGGAACCCCCGGAGATTTAATAATAGAAATTTATGAAACAAACCCAGACGGACATCCAATAGGCACAGCAATATCTACAGGAAACAAAACAGAAGCAAGCACATCTACCACAGATACATGGTATAATATACTGATGTCATCTGTAACTTTAAAAAGAAGCACAAAATATGCTTTAGTATTTAAAGCAGTATCAGGAACATCAGGGACGCATGTATATGATTTTAGAGGAGATGGCTCAGTTTCGACATATGGAGGAGGAAGTGAGATATATTCACTTGACAGCGGAGTAACTTGGACAGCGGACACAGATGATGATTTATTATTTAGAATCCTTGGGGGAGATTACGCAGGAACTTTATGCACGTTAGCAGATGCAGTTAATAAAGCTGGAGCTTTAGCAAGTGCAGCAGGAAAAAATGAAAGTTTAGTAAGTGATTTTGTGCAACAAGCAGAAGGTTTTTTAAATTCGGCGACGAAGAAAAATTGGAATGATGCTTATGCAGCATTAAACGATGATGTTAAATATATTCTAAATCAAACAATAAGCTGTCTTGCAGCAATAGATATTATAACTTATGATATGAGCGGATATACAAGCAGGGTAGAAGCTGAAACAATGATAAATACTTATAGAGAAGAAATAAATAGAAATTTATTTTTCTTGCTCCAACAAGATAATGAAAATTTTATAGTAGGTGCATAATGTCAGACTATCCATGGTGGCAGCTTCCTCAATTCCAAAAATTTGATGCACAATTGCAGGCAGTAAGCAATATAAAACAATATGGACCACAAAAATTTGGTCCAGCTCCAAAAAAAAATCTAGTTCAAAAATACAAGACATATGGATTTATAAAAACTGCGAAGTGGTTAGCATATGATTTTTTAAGTGGGATAACTTTTGGATGGATTAAAAGCAAACCAATCTCTGCAGAAAGCCCGCCATCACTACAACAGACAAACAAACCCACAGATAACAAAACCAAAAAAATTATAAACGTTGAAGAACCAGAAGAAGATAATGATGTGGTTACAAAAGGATATTTAGAAAATGGAAAATTCACAGGCTCATTCACTACAGGAGATGCAACAACTGCAACAGTAGTTAAAGGATTAATCACAGATATAAGTTAAAATGGGAATAGATGTAAAAAACACAAGCACAAGCGAGGGCTTAGATAAAACTCTCTCAGTGCAAACTACAGCCCCGGAAGATGTGGACGGAGCAGGAATAAGAACTGAAACTTTTTGGGTAAATGAAAACTGGCCAACTTATAACACCTATTGCAAATCTCATATTGCTGTAAAAGCAGTAATGACTAAATTAGGAATGTGGTCAGTAGGAAAAGGCTATAAAGGAAGTGAAGATATTTTAAAAAAAATTGTAGGCTGGGGAAAAGACACTTTTAATTCTGTGATGAGTAATCAAGTAAGAGTAAGACACGCCAACGGAGACAGCTATGCAGAAATAATTACAGAAAATAATGAAAATATAAAAGAAGATGGAAGCAATCTAATAAATCTAAAACCATTAAATCCCAAAAGCATGGGGCATATAATAAATCCACAGGGAATGCTCGAGGGCTATAAACAAAAAATGGCTGACGGAACAGAAAAGCCATTAAGATTAAATCAAGTATTTCATTTAAGTTTAAATCGAACTGCAGACGAAATTCACGGCACAGGAGATGTTGAATGTTTAATAACATTCTTAGATAAAATAAAACAAATTGATGAAGATATGGCGGTAATGTTTCATAGATTTGTAGTGCCTTTAATTGTCTGGAAATTAAACACTGATGACCCTGCAGCAATATCGAGTTTTAAGACTTATGAAAAAAGTGCAATCAACTCAGGAAATAATTTAATAATCCCAGAAAAAGCTGTGGAGTGGAGTTTATTAGAAGCTGGGAAAGGTGTAGGTAAAATAATTAATCCAATGGAGTGGAGAAATAAATGGGTTGAAGAAGTTATTAAAGGCGGAGGAGTGCCAGCATTAATTATGGCAATCGAGGCAGGAACTACTGAGGCTTCTTCTAAAATGGTTTATCTGGCATGGCAGCAAGTTATCGAAGACGAACAAAGAACTCTGGAAGACCAGATAAAAGCACAATTAGGCTTAGATGTTAAATTTACATTCCCGGCAACAATACAGGAAAATCTGGGAGAAGATGAAAACAAAGACGGGCAAATAGATAAAAAACAAAATACAGACCCGGCAAAGCATGAATAATGAAAAAGAAAAATCCATTTAAAAAAAACAAGCACGAAATACTTTATAATTTAATAAACTGCGGATTAGCAGGGGGCTTAGTTTTTATTGGGAGTTTATCGTCGGGAGAGATAACTTCTCAGGGATTAGCATTTGCAGTCATGGCATTTTTATTAGCATTCTTTACAAAATTTAAAGACTACTGGAAAACACAAAAGCCAGAATATACAACTAAAGTTTTTAATTTTATACAGATGTAAGGAGGTAAACGAAAATGGATGACAAAGAAAAAAAGAAAGAAGCAGAGGAAGATAAATCAAAAGTTACAACTCCGCCAGAAGATACAGGGGATAAGTCAAAGGCAGTTACTCTTATTGACGAAGCAAACGCTGCAGCAAAAAGGATGGAAGAAGCCAATAAAAGAAAAACAGAGTTGTTAAGACAAGAAGAAGAAATGCTGGCTAAAAAAGCTCTTGGCGGAACTACTGAAGCTGGACAATCGGCACCTGCAAAGAAAGAAGAAACTCCTGAAGAATATAGGGACAGGGTCATGCGTGGAGACATTTAAATGAAAGAGCCAAAAGATTTAGGCATTAAGATTGGAACTCCTACAGAAGTCTTATGGACAAGTGTGAAAAAAGAAACCGAGGCTTTAATAAAGAACTATGAAAATAGTTTAATAATTCAAAAAGAAGTCTTAAAAATTGCTGAACAAAAAATAAAGGAAGAACAATCCAAGAAGTAAAATGCACGCTGTTTTTATTCCTTATGGCAAAAGAAGCGAAGTTGAATTATTATTAAGAGACATGGACGCTCAAAAACATTATATCCCAATGTGGAAAGGCAAAAAGAAAAAAGGCATTTGGATACAATCACAGGTCAGACTTTTGCCATTCGGAGTTTATGAATATATTTTCCCAAAAGAAGATATGGATATAGTTTTAACAACTTTAAAATTCAATGAAGTGAAATATGATTTAGGAATTATAAAAACTACTCTCATAAAAAAAGCATTGAAAGTCAAAAAAATTCCAGAGTTTAAAAAAGAAAGAAAATATTTGTGGATAAAAGATAATGTAAACATCATCCCTCTTGGAATAAGAGAAGATGTCAATATTATAGACTCAACTCCGGGAGAGAATTTTGGCTGGGAACATGAAGCAATATAAATTTAAATTCAATCTTCATAAAAGATATTTTGATATTGGCTATAGCATTACAAATTATTTAAAATATTTTATTTTACTTTTTGGAGCAGTAAGTTTTCAAAAAAATATATCGCTAAATCTGACGATATACATTGCATTTGCATATATTATTTTTTGCTACATCTTCGGCTGGGCATGGGTAAAATTCGGCTGGTATGAAGCAGAAATCGAAGTGGGAAATCACTTTAATATCTTTGTAAACGAAGTAAGAAAGAAGTTATTAATGAAAAAAAGGGCTAAAGCCCGCTAAGCTGGGGGTTTTAGATTTATAGAAACATTTAAATAATAGTTATCCGGTATTAGAATTATGACTAATGAAGCAAAGTTAATTTTTGAAACTCAAACTCCTATTCCTTTTACTGTGGCAAATGCTACTGGCATCGAAAAAGGCACTCTTTTAGCAATAAGTGATTTAATGACTGCTGCAGCTGCAGTAGAAAATGATTCTATAGCAGGAATAGCTGCAAGTGAAAAAATAGCAAGTGATGGTAATGTAAGATTGGGGGTTTATAGAGGGGGAATTTTTAGAATGACTGCTGCTGGAACAATCACAGTGGGACAAACTATAGCTGCTTCTGGAAGTAATGTGGTTAAGGCTGCTACTGCTGCTAATGTAGGAAGTGATATTATAGGTATTGCTTTAGAAACTGCAGCAAATGGAGAAACATTTTTAGTTGAATTAAATATTGGAGCGAATAACAACGCTTACGCTTAATAATTAATATGGCAGATACAAGCGGACAAGCAGAAATACGGGGAATTGATATCGATAAGTTAGCAAAAGGCTTCGCAGATGAAGCAAATGTAATGAAGAAATTTGTTACTCTTTCTAAAACTAAAGCTCGAGAAATAAGATGGTATCAAAAGACTTCTGGATTTTTAGACACAACTGATACTACTGGCATGACTTTATCAAGAATGGGCACAGACCAGTTAGCTCAGCCTGAAGTAATAGAGCAAAGCTGGACAAGGCAGACTTCTTATATTAAAAAATTCTTCGTTGAAAGCCCAACGATTTCAAATGAAGATATCTCAGACAGCGACATTGATGTATTAGCTACAAATGTTCGGGATGTTGTTCGAGCAGTAGAGAGACAAGTAGACCAAAGAATTATTATGATTTTAACTAATGCAGCTGCTGCTACACCAACAACTCCATTAACTGATACTACAACTTATGGGGCTGTTCAAACTACTGCTTCTGTAGATGAGTGGGACACAGGTGCAACTTGCAAGCCAATCACAGACATAATGAATGCTAAACAAAAGATAAGGTCAATGGGTTATGACCCAGAGGGCTGTATTATGGGAATGAACTCAATCGAGCACAAATTATTATTAACTTATCTAATTGAAACTAAAGGCTCAAGCATACCTTCATGGTCAAGTGAGAAAATTAAAAGCGGCGTGGTTATGGAACTCTTAGGAACTAATATTGTTGTAAGTGAAAACTTCACAACTGACTGGGTAACTCTATGGGTGCCTGATAGAGCATTAACATGGAAAGAATTTTCTCCAATAAAATCTGTAGTTATGGATGACCCTGGTATTGGTAAAAAAATAAGATGCTGGGAGCACGGGGAAGGATTATTAACTGATAGAAACGCAGTGTTTGTAATATCAAATACAGGAGTTACATAAGATGAGTAAAATTAACAGAAAAATATTATACGATAAATTAATGGCAGAAGGCAAAGTCGCAGAAGCTGAGCACACAATACAAAATCATCCTGAAATGAGAGAAGCTGTAAAAGAAGAAGCGCCTCAGGAAGACGAAACTAAATCTAAGAAAAAAAAGTAAAAAGTTAAATACCCTATTTCTTTAATTAATTAATGGCTAATACAACTGGGGAAAAAGAATTAAAAAGAAACTGGCCTGTAGTCACTGGCTTAGAAGCTATTGATAAACACGAGGGAAGACAAATTAATCTCGTGCCAGAGCAGGGAAGTTTAATTCCAAAAAGAAAAAAAGTGGGAATGGACTAAAATGATAAAAAGAGGAAGACCCACAAAAACTGATAGTGTTTTAAGAAGTTTAACTAAGCAGCACTATGCCCCGTCTGCTCCAATAACAAAACCCCAAGAATTACATCTACCAAATTTCTCTGGAGACCATAGTGCCGGAATTGTAAATACAACTCCAACAAAAGACACAGATATTGCTAATAAAAAATACGTTGATGATAATGCAGGCGGAACTCCTGAAGGAACTGCGATATTATCTACAGGAGAGAATAATACAAAATATCTCAGAGCAGATGGAGATAATACTTGTTCATGGCAAACTCCCACTTTGGGAGATGTAACCGCCGCTGCCAACCTAACCGCTAATGCTCTTACTGTAGGTGATGATGGGGCTAAGGGGGTTAAGACACTTGCTCTTGGTGCAGCATATCAACTACCACAGATAAATGCTGGTGGAACTGCACATGAATATATAGATGGCTTAACTCCTTTAACAGCTTATCATGATACCTCCACTATAACAGGATGGTCATCTTTTACAACAAAGCTGATTTTTACAAAGAAAATCGGAAAAACAGTTATTGTTTATTTTCACATAGCTGGAACATCTAATAGTACAGGGGCAACTTTTACA